ATGGCGACGACGGTGAACCGGGCCGAGTTCCTGGTGCTGCTGGAGACGGCTCAACCGGGGCTGTCGACGAAGGACGTGTTCGAGCAGTCGAGCTGCTTCGTCTTCACCGGCGGCTGGCTGGTCACGTTCAACGGCGAGATCAGCTGCCGGGTCAAGACCGGCCTGCCGCCGGAGTTCGAGGGGGCGGTCGACGCGGCCCCGCTGCTGGCGTCGCTCGCCAAGCTCACCGAGGAGACGGTCGACCTGGCGATCGCCGGCGGCGAGCTCCAGGTGACCGGCGCGAAGAAGGCGGTGGGCGTCCGCCTCCAGGCGGAGATCCTGCTGCCGGTCGACTCGGTCGACCGGCCCGGCGCGTGGGTCGACCTGCCCGAGGACTTCTCCGCCGCGGTCGAGATCGTCCAGGAGACGGTCGGGCGGGACAAAGACCAGTTCATGACGTTGGTGATCCACGTCCACCCGCGGTGGCTGGAGAGCTGCGACCGGTTCCAGGCGACCCGGTACAAGATCCGGTGCGGGAACACCGAGCCGTTCCTGGTCCGGCAGGCGTCGCTGAAACATGTCGTCCGGTACGGGATGCACCGGATGTCGGAGACCGAGAACTGGGTCCACTTCAGGAATAAGTCGGGGCTGATCTACTCGGTCCGGCGGTTCGTCGAGGACTATCCCGACATGACCGCCTTCTTCTCGGTCGCCGGGACGCCCACCGTTCTGCCGAAGTCGGCCGAGAGCGCCGCCGACCTCTGCGCGGTGTTCTCCGGCGACGACCGGGACGACGACAAGGTGGGCGTGGAGCTGTCGCCCGGGCGGCTGCGGGTGACCGGCCGTGGGTCCGCCGGTTGGGCGCGGCAGGACCTGGAGATGCCGGGGTACAAGGGGGAGCCGACGGCGTTCCGGATTTCCCCGAAGCTGCTCGCGACCGTGGTGCAGAAATATGCGGAATGCGAGATCGCGGCGGACATGACCAAGTTGAAGGCGACGGGGGAGCGGTGGGCGTACATTACCGCCCTGGCCCCGGTCGACGGGAAGGCGGCCGCCCCGCCCCGGGCCGAGCCGGACGACGCGGGCGGGGACGAGGGGCAGGACGAGTCGGGCGACTTCTGAGGAGCAGCATGGACGGGTTTTTCTCCCGCTCGCAGGCGGCGGCGTCCGCCCGCCCGGCCGCGCTCTCGCTGCCCCAGTGCGGGCGGTGCGGGCTGCTCAAGACCTGTCGGACGCCGAAGATGGCCCCGGCCGGGCGCGGCCGCCGCAAGATCCTGGTGGTCGGGTCCGCGCCGGACCGCGACGACGACGCGGCGGGCGAGCCGGCGTCCGGGGCGGCGGGCGATTACCTGCGCGACCGGTTGTCCGCGGCCGGGGTCGACCTGGACCGTGACTGCTGGACGACGTACGCCCTGGCCTGCCACCCCTCGAAGGGGTATCCGCCGCCCGGGGCGGTCGGGTTCTGCCGTCCGCTCGTCTTGGCCGCCTTCCGCGAGCTGAAGCCGGCGGTCGTCCTGCTGCTCGGCGCGGACGCGGTCCGGAGCGTCGTCGGCCACCTGTGGAAGGAGGACGTCGGGGCGTTCGCGCGGTGGCCAGGCTATCAGATCCCGGCCGTCGCGCTGAACGCCTGGGTCTGCCCGACGCACCACCCGGCCGATCTGCTCGCGAAGGACGACCCGGTCCTGCACGGCGAGTTCCGCCGGCACGTCCGCGACGCGGTCGCGCTCGATGGCGTCCCCTACCCGGACGGGCCGCCCGATTATGAGGCGGCGTGTGAGGTCGTGGTGGACGCGGACGAGGCCGCCGCCCGCGTCGCTCGTTACCGTCGTCGTGGGGGGCTGGTAGCGTTCGACTTCGAGACCGACCGGCTGAAGCCGGACGCCGCGGACGCGCGGATCGTCAGTTGCTCGGTCTGCTGGGAGGGGCGGGAGACGATCGCCTTCCCGTGGCGGGGGGCGGTCCGGGCGGAGACGAAGGCGTTGCTGGAAGATCCTCGACTGTCAAAAGTAGGGGCGAACGTGAAGTTCGAGCACCGCTGGTGCGCGGCGGTGCTGGGCGTCGAGGTGCGGAACTGGGCGTTCGACACCATGATGGCGGCGCACATCCTGGACGCCCGCGGCGGCGTCACAGGCTTAAAGTTCCAGGCGTTCGCCCGGCTCGGCGCGCCGGACTTCGCCGCGCACGTGGCGGACTACCTCGGCGGCCCGAAGGGCGGGAACTCGCCGAACAACATCCACAAACTCGACCTGCCGACGCTGCTCCGGTACAACGCGATGGACTCGTTGCTGGAGTACCGCCTGGCCGAAGTCCAGGCGGCGGAGCTCGGCTGGCCGCTGCGGGGTGGTTGATTTTAATTTGCCTTCCTGTGGTTTCGGCGTATGCTGACGGTGAAGAAGGCAAACCAACGAGGACCGTCCGATGCCGCTCCACCAGTCCGTGTTCCCCGGCATCTGCGTGCCCGCCGAGCTCGACGCGCTGATCGCGGCTGGGTTGCTTGACGACGAGAGTTGGGGCAACGACGAGTGCGTCCGGTTGACGGTGCCCGGGCAGTCGGGCGTGTGCGTCTGGGTGCAGCACACCGACCCGTTGATGCGGAGCGGGGCGCGGTTCACCGTCTCGCTGTACGAAGACGGGGACTGGTTGGACAACTCTGAGGAGACGGACGATCCGGTGGCGCTGCTGCGGTATCTCGCCGACCACTGGGACGTCCGCCTGTGATCACCTACGGCAGTCTGTTCTCGGGTGTCGGGGGGATCGATCTCGGGTTCGACCGTGCGGGGATGTCGTGTGTCTGGCAGGTCGAGAAGAGTCGGAAGTGCCGCCTCGTGCTATCTCGGCACTGGCCGGGCGTTCCACGGTTCGATGATGTGACGGCGTTCCCTCCGCCCGACGGCGTTTTGGTTCCGGACGTGCTCTGTGGCGGATTCCCTTGTCAGGACGTGAGCGATGCCGGACGAAAGGAAGGGATCGGCGGATCGCGGTCCGGGCTCTGGCGAGAGTACCTGCGGATCGTTCGCCTTCTACGACCGAAGGTCGCAGTCGTGGAGAACGTGGGCGGCCTCCTTGTTCGAGGCGCGGGAGCCGTTTTCGGGGGCCTGGCCGAGAGCGGGTATGATGCGGTCTGGGATTGTTTACCGGCTGGAGCCTTTGGCGCGCACCACCTACGCGACCGCGTGTTCGTCGTCGCCTACCGTCCCGACGCCGGCTGCTTCCGACTGCAAGGGCGGCCTCGTCCGTCCCGCTCGTGGAGTGCGGAACAGTTTGAAGGATTACTTCAGGACGCGCTACGGGTTTCTATACCCACCGGTTCTGTTGGTGGAGTATCTGATGGGGTTCCCGATCGGACATTCCGCCTGCGAGCCCTCGGAAACGCCGTAGTTCCCGACGCGGCGGAGTGGGTCGGGCGTCAGGTTGTTCGCTTTCTGGAGGCGGTATGAGGAAGGTCGAAGCCAAGGTGCGGTGTAAGGCGTCCGGCGGCGGGAACGCCGTATTCGGGATGGCCGAGGCGGTCGCTGCGAAGGTCCGCCTGGCCGACGAGATCGGCGCGGCTGTCGGGCGGATGCTCGCCGCGGGGGCGGTCTGATGCCGCCGCGGTTCCGCTCCACCCCCGCCGCGTACGAACTCCTGCTAGAGGGCCAGCTGGCCCTGGCCGAGATCGAGCGGGCCGGCGTCCGGGTGGACCGGGAGTACCTCGACGCCGCGTTCGTCCGCGCCGACGCGGAGATCAAGGCGGTCGAGGAGCAGATCCGCGCCGACCCGGACTTCCGCCTCTGGCAGCGGCGGTTCGGGACGGGGACGAAGCTGAGCGCTCCCGAGCAGTTGTCCGACGTCCTGTACAAGGACCTGGGGTACAAGCCGAAGGAGTTCACCGAGTCCGGCAAGCGGGGGAAGGCGGACGAGGCCGCGCTGGAGGGGATCGACCGGCCGCTCGTCAAGCTGTACTTCCAGGCCCAGAAGCTGCGGAAGGGGCGGGACACCTACCTGGCCGGCATCCGCCGGGAGATGGTCCGGGACGCGAAGGGTCGCTGGTACGTCCACCCGTCCTATAACTTAAACACCGTCACGACGTTTCGGTCTAGCTGCGATTCGCCGAACTGGCAGAATATCCCGAAGCGGAACAAGATGCTGGCGGACATGATCCGGCGGTGCTACATCCCGCGGGACGGCTACCAGTTCGTCGAGATCGACTACGGGCAGGCGGAGGTGCGGGTCGCCGCGTGCTACAACCGCGACCCGAACCTGATCAAATACGTCTCGGACCCGACGACCGACATGCACCGGGACGTCGCGCGGCGGCTGTTCTTCCTCGGGAAGGACGAGCCGGTCCCGAAGGGCGCGCGGAACCTGGCGAAGGCGAACTTCGTGTTCGCGGAGTTCTACGGCGACTTTTACCCGCGGGTGGCGCAGAAGTCGTGGGAGATCATGGGCTATCAGAAGCTGGAGGCGGCCGCGGGGGAGTCGCTCTACGACCGGCTACGGGCGAACGGGATCACCAAGCTGGGCGCGTGCGACCCGGACGCCGACCCGCGGCCGGGCACTTATGAGAAGCACGTCCGCGACGTCGAGCGGTGGTTCTGGGACGACCGGTTCCCCGTCTACAAGCAGTGGAAGCGGGACTGGTTCACCGCGTACCAGCGGAGCGGCGGGTTCGAGATGCTCACCGGGTTCGCGGTCAACGCGCCGCTGAGCCGGAACGACGTGGTGAACTACCCGATTCAGGGGTGCCTTCCCGGGACGGCGCGGGTGCGGACGCGGCACGGGGGGTGGGTTCCGATCCGCGAGTTGGTCGGCCGCGCCACCGAAGTTTGGACGGGGTTTCGCTGGGCGTCCGCCGTTGGGATCAGCCGCGGTCGGTGCCGCCGTGCGACGGTCGCCCTTAACTCCGGGGTTGTCGTCGAGTGCGACACCCGGCACAAGTTCAAGAACGAGATGGGCGACTGGGTCAAGTTCGACGACCTGAAGGAAGGCGACTGGGTGGCGCTCCCGAAGTGCGACGCCCCGCTGGCGTACTCGGGGCGGGTGAACTGGTGGTTCGTCTACGGGTTTCTGACGGGCGACGGTTGGTTCAACAACCGCAACGGCGTCTCCGGCGGCGTGTCGATTACCGGGGGTGAAGTAAAAAAGAACACTCTAGAAGAAATCCGATCGTTCTGGCAGTCTGAGGGGTACGCGGACGGCGGTCGGTACAGGGGCATCCGCTGGGCCGTCATCCCGCCGACGGAAGGGCGGACGCAGAATCGGTACAAGCTCAGCTTGCAGGACGAACGGCTGACCCAGCGACTGAAGGCGGATGGGTTCGACTTCGAGTGGACGGCGCACACGAAGCGGGTGGTCGAGGCCGTCTGGCGGGCGTCGCCGCAGGACCAGCGGGACTATCTGGAGGGGCTCTGGCTGTCCGACGGGGCGCGGAACGACGGCGGGCACCGGTCCCTGCACATGTGCAACCGGGAGCTGTTGCGCGACGTTCAGGTGCTGGCCGCGGGGGTCGGGTTCGACTCCGTCATGGCGAAGACCGGGGACGGCTGGAAGCTGACGTTTCACTTCCGGAAGTTCAACGGGAAGCCGCCCCGTCGGTATCCGTTCGCCGCCGTTCGTCGGCAGGTCGACCGTGTGGAGATGGCGAGGTACGCGAGGCGGAACGACGCCATCTGCGACGCGCGGGTGTTCAGGCAGGGCAAGGATTTCTCGCAGTTCGTCGGGGAGCGGATTATCGAGACGCACGCGCCCGAACCCGTCGTTTACCGGTACGACCGGGTCGTCTCGAAGGCGGTCCGTGACGAGGAGGAAGAGACGTTCACGATGTCGGTGGACGACCCGCTGCACCAGTTCGTCGCCGACGGGGTGATCGTCAAGAACTCGGCGTTTCACTGCTTGCTGTTCGCCCTGATCAAGATCGTCCGCTGGCTGAAGAAGCACAAGATGCGGACGCGGGTGGTAGGCGAGATCCACGACTGCGTGGTGCTCGACGCCCACCCGGCGGAGCTGAACGACGTGGTCGCGTACGTCCGGAAGGCGATGGTCCAGGACGTGCCGCGGGCGTGGGACTGGGTGGTCGTCCCGCTCGAAGCGTCGGTGGAGGTCGGAGCCGTCGACGCCCCGTGGCTCGACGTCAAAGAGTGCGAACTGAAGAACGGCGCGTGGACGCCGAAGGGGTGACGATGTCCGACTCGCTCGAACTGTACAAGAAATACCGCCCGTCCAAGCTGGACGACGTGGTCGGGCAGCCGACCGCCGTCAAGGCGTTGAAGGGGTTCGGGGACAACGTCCCGCACACGGTCCTGTTCCACGGCCCGAGCGGGACGGGGAAGACGACGCTGGCCCGGATCGCCGCCGGGCTCGTCGGGTGCGACACGACCCAGGCGTTCGACTACAACGAGGTGAACTGCGGGGTGGTGGCGTCCGCCCTGGAGATGGTGCGAGATATTGAATCCAACATGCGGGGGGCGGCGCTCGCCTGCAAGGCCCGCGTCTGGGTGCTCGACGAGGTGCAGAGCCTGTCCCGCGCCCGGTACGCGCAGGAGGCATTGCTGAAGATCCTGGAGGACACCCCGCGGCACGTCTGGTTCTTCCTCTGCACGACCGACCCAGGGAAGATCCTCAAGACGGTCCGCAACCGGACGACCGAGGTCGCCCTGAAGCCGGTCGGTGAGAAGGAGCTAGTCGCCCTGCTGACGGGCGTGGCGAAGCGGGAGAAGGCGACGGTCGCGGCCGACGTGGTCGAGGCGATCGTCGCCGCGGCCGCCGGGTCGCCCCGCCGGGCGCTCGTCGAGCTCGAACGGGCGATCAGCCTGCCGCCGGCCGACCGGCTCGCGGCGGTCGGGGCGCAGGGGGCGGAGAAGGCGGCGATCGACCTGGCGCGGGCGCTGCTCTGGGAGGGGAGCCCGAGCTGGCCGGCGGTCGCGGCCGTCCTGAAGGCGGTCGAGGACGAGGACGCCGAGGGGCTCCGCCAGATGCTGCTCGCCTGCGCCCGCACGTCGCTGCTCAAGGCGAAGGCGGGGACGCCGATCGCGGTCCGCTGCTTCACGCTGATCGACTGCCTGAAGACGCCGTTTTACGATGCTTCGGGGCGGGCGCTGCTGGCGTCCGCCTGTTACGAGGTCTGCACCACGAAGTAGGGGGGTGCGGCAGTGCGGGAAATCACGACCCACAGGATCAACGACTGCAACGCGGCGTTGGCGGTCTACGCGCTCGACAAGATCGGCCCGGGCGGTGCGCCGACGGTGTACGAGGTCCGCTTCCCGGTGCTGATCGACAACCTGAGCGGGTCTGCGACGGTGGCCGAGCTCAAGTTCCACGCCGGGCCGGTCAAGGACGGGGTGGTCGGGCTGACGCACGAGGTGCTGCTCGCGGTCGTCGCCGACCGCCTGGAGCAGTTCCAGGCCGGGCCGTTCGCGTGCATCGAGAACGCGGCGGCCCGGGGCACGTGCGGGCCGCCGCGGCGGCGCTCGCGAGCCGCACGCGGGCTCGGCAGGACCGGGGCGTCGAAGGCACTCACACGGTTTGACGGAGTTGACTGTGGCCGATCCGGGCGTGTTCGAGATCGACGAGGGCGACCTGGCCGGGGAGTGGGGCCGGCAGCCCGGCGTCACCTACCGGGCCGGGGAGGCGGTGGCGGACGCGGAGCACGCGGTCGCCCAGGCGAAGGCCGCCCTGGAGGTGTTGGAGGCGGAGCTCCGCCGCGCCGTCCGGGCGGACCCGGCCCGGTACGGGCTGGACAAGGTGACGGAGCAGGCCCTGGCGGACGTCGTCGCCTGCTCCAAGCAGCGGAAGGCGGCCGTGGCGGAGGTCAACCGCCTCCGCCACGCGGTCGATGTGTTGAAGGCGAAGTTGGGCGCGGTGCAGGACCGCCGCCGCGCCCTGGAGCGGATGGTCGAGCTGCTTCAGATCAACTACTACGGCGAGCCCCGCGAGTCGCGGACGCCGCCGGGCGCGGCGGCTACGATGTCCCAGGCGGCGGCCCGCAGGCCGCTGCGGGGGAAGGCGACATGACTGCCGCGGTCGCGGTCGCCGGGATCGTCCTGTTCCCGGTCTACCTGTTCTACTGCATCAAGCTTGGGCGGTTCGCGTGGCTCGCTGCCGACGCGGCGCACGAGCGGTATCGAAGGAGACGTGATGAGTCAGCGTGAGCGCGAGAAGCGGCGGCCGGTCACGGCGGCCCGGCGGGTGGCCGAGCACAGCAGCGGCGACCGGCCGGCGCTGAAGACCCCCGAGGGGCTGCGGTTCTGGCGGCCGAAGAAGCCGGGCAGCTACAAGATCGAGGTCGTCCCCTACGAGGTGGGGCCGGCGGCCGCGAAGATGAACAAGAGCTACGCCAAGCCGGGCGAGTGGTACTACGAGCGGACCTTCTTCACCCACGCCGGGGTCGGGCCGAACAGCGAGTCCTACGTCTGCTCCGCGAAGACGTTCGGGAAGCCCTGCCCGATCTGCGAGGAGTGGGCGGCCCTGATGAAGTCGCCGAACAAGGAGGCGGCGGAGATGGCGAAGCAGCTCCGCCCGAAGGAGCGGCAGCTGTTCCTGATCGTCGACCACGACGAGGAGCAGTACGGCGTCCAGCTCTGGGAGGTCAGCAACTTCTGCTTCGGCAAGCAGCTCGACGCGAAGCTGAACGGCGCGGACCCCGAGGACCGCGACCGGTACATGAACTTCGCGGACCCGGACGAGGGGTCGACGCTCAAGCTGCTGGCGTCCGAGGAGGCCCTGGGGAGCGGCAACAACAAGTTCCTGAAGTTCTCGGTCGACGAGATCCGGACCCGCCGGCAGCCGCTCGACCCCGCCTGGGTCGACCACGGCTACTGCCTCGACGCGATGATCGCCCCCGTCCCGTACGACCAGCTGAAGCGGATCTTCCTCCAGACCGGCGGGGACGACGACGAGCAGGTCGACGACGCCCAGCCGACCCGCAGGCCGGTCTCGCGGCAGGAGGAGGACGACGCCCCGCCCGCGCGGAGCAAGCGGCCGTCGGTGGACGAGGACGACGCGCCCCCGGCGCGCAAGGCCGCCAAGGCCCCGCCGCCGGACGACGACGAGGGCGGCCCGCCTCCGGCGCGGAAGGGCTGGAAGGTCGGGGACGCCGTCGCCTACACCTACCGGAAGACGGAGTTCGTCGGCGAGATCACCAAGATCGACGTCGCGAAGGAGATCGCCACCGTCCAGGCGGAGGGGACCGACCGGCCCCACGTCGTCGACCTGGAGGACCTGTCGCCGGCCCCGGCCCGCAGGCCGGTCTCGCGGCAGGAGGAGGACGACGACACCCCGCCCGCGCGGAGCAAGCGGCCGCCGGTGGACGAGGACGACGCGCCCCCGGCCCGGAAGAAGGCCCCGCCGCCGGACGACGACGATCCGCCGGCGCGCAAGGCCGCCAAGGCCGCGGGGCCGGACGACGAGCCGGCCCCGCGGAAGAAGGCCGTCGACTGGGATGACGACGACGAGCCGGCCCCGCGGAAGAAGGCGGACGCGGACGACGACGCGCCCCCGGCGCGCCGCGGCCGCTAGGCCGGTCCGGCGGTACGATGAACCAGAGGGGGCGGGCGGTCGCCCCCTCTATTCGTTCCGGAGGTGGACTCATGCTGCGCGTCGAACGGCTGGAAGATCGCGACGTCCCCGCCCCGCTCACCGGCTACCTGCCGGAGGAGACGGGCGCGTTCCTCGACCCCGCTCACCTGGACCAGCTCAAGACGGTCCGCACTTACCCCCAGGACGGGGCGGGCGGCCGGCTCACCGTCACCGACGCGGCGACCGGGGCCGTCGACTACGACGGGTTCCCGTTCGGCGCGGACGCCCGGCTCGGCGGCCAGGCGGTCGTGATCCCGGGCGGTTCGGCCGGGGCCGACCGGCTCGCGTTCTGCTTCCCGAACGCGGGGGCCGGCCCCCGCGTCGGCGTCCTCCAGGCTGACGCCGCCGGCCGGATCGACCTCGTCGCGTCCTACTTCGTCCTGCCCGAGCTCTACCGCGGCGGGTTCACCATCCAGGCCGCCCTGACCGCCCCCGGGGCCGACCGGTACGAGCTGCTCGTGCTGGCCGGCGCGTCCGGCGGCCCGGTCCTGGCCGCGATGAACCCGGCGGACGGGCGGATCCGCGCCCAGTTCTTCGTCGGCCCGGCGGATGACCGCGCCGGCGGCTACTCGTTCCAGCCGCAGGGGTCCTACGTCTCCAGCCCGGTCACCGGTGTCTGGAGCGTCGCCATCAACTACCGCGCACCCGGCGTCGCCGCGGACTCGCCCCGGGCGACCCGCACCGGGCTGTTCTCGCTGGCGGACGGGACCGACATGTCCGCCGAGTTGTCCGTCCTGGTGTGAGGGGTGGTATGGAAAAGGAAGCCGATCAGCCAGTTCTCAAGGCCCCCTACCCGTACCCCGGCGGCAAGGCCCGCGTGGCCGATCTCGTCTGGGAGCGGCTCGGCGACGTCGGCAACTACGTCGAGCCCTTCGCCGGGTCGCTCGCCGTGCTCTTGAGGCGGCCGGCCGACCACTTCCGGGGCGGCTACCGGGTGGAGACGGTGAACGACGCCAACCACTTCATCGTGAACTTCTGGCGGGCGGTGACGGCCGCGCCGGATGACGTCGCCCGGTGGGCGGACTGGCCCGTGATGGAGGCCGACCTCCACGCCCGACACCGCTGGCTGATGCGGTCGGAGGCGGCCGCCGACTTCCGCGAGAAGATGCGGACCGACCCCGCCCACTACGACGCCCAGGTCGCCGGCTGGTGGGTCTGGGGCGTGTGCTGCTGGTTCGGGTCGGGGTGGTGCGATGACAAGGATTCGAGCCATTCCGCTCGCGTTCCCGCGCCCGTGGTTAGAGCGCGGTCTAACTGCGGTGTTTTGATGCTTAGCGACGAGGGCAGGATCGGCGACCGCCGCCCCGTCGTGAACGCGGGCTTTGCGGTAGCTGGCACCTGTGACGCCCGTCGCGAGTGGCTGACGGCGTGGATGCGGCGGCTCGCCGACCGCCTACGACTCGTCCGCACCTGCTACGGCGACTGGTCCCGCGTCTGCGACAGCAACAGCGCGCTGACGCGGCTGGACACCACCGGCGTGTTCCTCGACCCGCCGTACCCGCTGAAGACGACCAAGGGCACCCGCGAGGCCGGCCTCTACGCGAACGACAAGAGCCAGGACCTGGACGCCCTGCGGGACGACGTCCTCGCGTGGTGCCGGAAGTGGGGGCAGACGCCGGCTGTCCGCATCGCCGTGTGTGGGTACGAGGGCGACGGGTACGAAGCCCTGGAACGCGAGGGCTGGGACGTGACCGCTTGGGAGGCGTCCGGCGGCTACGGGGGCAAGGCGGAGAACGCCAAACGGGAACGGATCTGGTGGTCGCCCGCGTGTGGCACACCCATCAAAATGAAACGGGCGGACCAGGCGGGGTTGTTTCCTTCGTCCGCGTTCAAGTCCCGGCGGTTCAGCTAGAGGTCGTCATGGCGAAGGTACGAGCGAAGGTGAAGCCCAAGGCCCCCACCGCGGCGGAGGTGGGGGCGGTTGTCGCCGAGTTGACGACCCCGGTCCCCCGCACCGCGGCGATCGACCCGGCGGACTACCTGTCGACGGGCTGCACGCTGTTCAATCTGGGGATCTCCGGCCGGCCGGACGGCGGGATCGCCAAGGGCCAGTACGTCTACTTCGTCGGCGACTCCAGTTCCGGGAAGACCTGGTGGGTGTTCCAGCTCGCCGCCGAGCTCTGCCGCAACCCCGCCTTCGACGACTACCGGATCGTCTACGACGCCTCGGAGAACGGCGCGTTGATGGACGTCCCCAGCTACTTCGGCCGGAAGCTGGCCGAGCGGATCGAGCCGCCGGCTGGGACGCCGGACGCCCCCGCCTACAGCCGCACCGTCCAGGACCTGTACTACAACCTGGATGACGCGCTCGACCGCGGCCCGGTGCTGTTCATCGAGGACTCGATGGACGCCCTGCTCGACGAGTCCGACGAGGAGCAGTTCGACAAGGAGAAGGCCGCGCACCGGGAGGGCAAGGAGGCGAAGGGCAGTTACGGGATGGGCAAGGCGAAGGCGAACTCGAAGAACATCAACCGCGTGGTGCAGCGGCTCCGCGAGTCCGGGTCGATCCTGCTGCTGATCTCGCAGACGCGGGACCGCATCGGCGGCCCGATCCCCGGCCTGAAGACCCGCGGCGGCGGGAAGGCGCTCCGGTTCTACGCCCACGTCGAGGTCTGGACGTCCGCCGGCAAGCCGATCACCGTCTCGCACGGCGGGAAGCCCCGCGAGATCGGCAAGAACCTGGTCCTCGACATCCAGAAGAACCGGCTCACCGGCTGGGAGGGCAAGATCCCCGTCCCGCACCTCCGCGCGGTCGGGATCGACGACCTGGGCGCGTCGATCGACTACCTGGTGGACGAGGGGCACTGGAAGACGGTGGAGAAGAAGGGGTCGAAGCCGCGGGTCGTCGCCCCGGAGTTCGAGCACGACGGGTCGCGGGACTCCCTGATCGCGAAAATCGAGGCGGAGGGGGCCGAGCGTGAGCTGCAAGCCGTCGTCGGTCGCGTCTGGCAGGGGGTCGAGGCCGCCGTCGCCCCGCGGCGGAAAGCCCGCTACCTTTGACGTGTACGCGTGGCTGCTCGCCCGGGTGCTGGCGGGGCACCTGCGCGTCCGCGTCGACCTGGAGTCCCAGGAGCCCGTCGTCGAGTCGTACCACTCCCGCCGCCGGACGTGGCAGGTCGTCACGCCGCAGCCGCACAAGAGCGGCCGCTGGCGGTTCGTCTTCGGCCCCCGCCGCAGCCCCGTCTACCGCAACGTGCTCGTCTGGATCGTCGTCAACCAACGCCTTCCGGTCGGGGCGGTCGACCACAAGGACGGGGACAAGACGAACGACCACCCGGACAACATCCAGACGATGGACCGGCGGGAGTCGGACCAACAGGGCCACGCCTTTCAGGCGGACCGGGCGTTCGCCCGGCTGGCCGGCTGGTTCGGGTACGTCGCGTTCTGGGGCGAGGAGCCGGACCGTGTGTTGAGTCCGGCCGAGTGCGACGACTACGCCCGCCGGACCGTCGTCCGGGGGCGGTATTGAGGAGAAGGGTATGAGCAACAAAAGCGTGACGCCGGCCGATTTGTTTCGCGACCTGGCCGAGTCGCGCCGTCTGCATGACCGGGCGGTGGCGAAGTATCAGGCTGAGATCGATCAGGCGCTTAACGAGGCGATAGAGGACGACTTGGACAGTACTAGTGAAAGGGCGGCTATGAAGGCATACGTGCAGCGAGAGGTCGCGGTCGAGGCGGTGCAGTTCCACGGCAACGCCGACGCTCCGGAGATCGCCGCGCTGGGGCTGTCGCACCAGCGGGACGGGTACAAGGACGTGCTGCTGGTCCCGACGCCGAGCGGGGCGACCCTCCAGGCGCGGGACGGGGACTGGATCGTCCGCAGTCCCCGCGGGGCGTTGTTCTACGCCGTCCTCGGGCACGGGACGTTCCTAGGTAACTTCTACTCGGCCGACGATGACGGTGACGCCGACTTGACCGAGCTGCGAGCCGACCTGGACCGAATCGTCCGGCTGGTCCACGCCCGGCACGCGCACTGGTGGCAGGACCCGGCGACGGGGACGCCGATCGAGCGGAACGTCGGCGAGCTGCTGATGCTGATCGTGTCCGAGCTGGCCGAGGGCATGGAGGGGCACCGGAAGTCGCTCATGGACGACAAGCTGTCCCACCGCCCGATGCTGGAGGTGGAGCTGGCCGACGCCGTGATCCGGATCTTCGACGCGGCGGGCGGCCTGAAGCTGGACCTGGCCGGGGCGGTCGCCGAGAAGCTGGCGTACAACGCCGTCCGCGCCGACCACAAGCCCGAGAACCGGCTGAAGCCGGGAGGGAAGAAGTACTGATGGCCGACCACGGTCTGTTCCCCGGCGTCCCCCCGCGGGGGGACGGGCGGTACGCGCCTGGGACGCGAAGCGACCCACGCCCCTGGTCTCTCGGCGAGGACCTTTGTTTGGTCCCGCCCATCTTGGCGTGCGAGTCCGATCGCGCGTACATCGCGACGTGCCGAGCGATGTGCCGGGTGCTCGGGCGGGAGTCGATGAAGTGCGCGATCAGCCGCCCGTCCGTCGCCGAGGTCGCGATGGCGCACGTGAGCCTCGTCGAGATGCGGATGGTGACGAGGCACCTGGGCGGTCGGGTGCAAGAGCTGCTTGGGTTTCTCGACGGGCTGGGTTCGGCCATCACTGTCCTTGGCGGCCGGCCGCTTTCCTGGGCCGCGAGAAACAAGCTGATCCGGCCGTGGTACGGCAAGCCCGACCGCGGCGAGCCGCGGATCGAGAAGGTTGACCTGCTCGCATACCTGCACCGTCCTGCAGGTGACCCCGCCCGAGCCGAGTCGCCGGCTACGATGGTCTAGACGTACCGCCGGCTCCTTGCCTTTTGTCTGGGGGTGTGATGTTCCGTACGATCTGGCGGTGGTTCCTGGCTCGATCTCACCTCGACGACGAGGCAGTCTGCGAGATGTCGAAGGGGCTGCCGAGCTGGGGCGACTACCACGACTACCACGACTACCACGACTCGTACCCGATGCACTTCCACACCTACACCTACACCTACACGTGCAAGCGGTGCGGGAAGGAATTTTCGATATGACCTGGCTCCTGCTCGACTGCAACTTCCTCTGCCACCGCGCCCTCCATTCGACCGGCGGTCTGACCCACAACGGGCACCCGACCGGCGTCCTGTTCGGGTTCATGAGCGAGCTGCGGCGGTTGGAGGACCGGTTCGGGGCGGACGCCTGGTTCGTCTTCGCGTTCGACCACGGCCGGGGCAAGCGGGAGCAGGCGGCGCCGTTCTACAAGCAAGCCCGGCGGGAGAAGGTGCGGACGCCGGAGGAGACGCAGGCGATCATCGACATGCGGCGGCAGGTGGTGACGCTTAAAGAGGTGACGCTCCACCATCTCGGGCACGCCAACGTCTTTTTCGAAGACGGGTACGAGGCCGACGACGTGATCGCGGCAGCCGTCGCGATCTTACCGCCAGCAGACGAGGCTGTGATCGTCTCGGCGGACAAGGACCTGTATCAGCTCCTGTCCAATCGCGTCGCGCTCTACAACCCCGCCAAGCAGGGCGGGACGTTTTACACCGCTCGCGACTTCAAAGCGGAGTTCGGCCTCCACCCGACCCAGTGGCCGGAGGTGAAGGCCATCGCCGGGTGCGACACCGACGGGGTGCCGGGGGTCCGCGGGGTGGGCGAAGCGACCGCGGCGAAGTGGCTCGCTGGGTTGTCGGTTGGGACGAAGAAGGCCGCGATCGAGGCCCACGTCGCGTCCGACGCGTACAAAACCAACCTGTCCCTGGTGACGCTGCCGTATCCGGGGATGTCGAAGCTGACCCTTCTGCCGCCCGTGACGACGCCGCTCCAGATGGGTTGGGACGCCGTCTGCGAGCAGTGGGGGTTCGATTCGCTCCGGACGCGGCGCGTCCCTTTGAAGCGAGGGTGACATGGCGAAGGGCGGGACGTTCGAGCGGTGGTTCTGCCGCCGGCTGACGCTGTGGTGGACGCGGGACCCCGAGGCCGACGTGCTCTGGTGGCGGACCGCGCAGTCCGGCGGCCGCGCGACGGTTCGCGCCAAGGCCGGCCGCGACACGACCCGCGGGCACTGCGGCGACATCGCCGCGACCGGCCCGCAGGGGCAGCCGCTCACCGACCTGGTCGCGTTCGAACTCAAGCGCGGGTACAGCGCGTCCGCGTCGCTCCACGACCTGCTCGACTCCCCCGACAACGCCGCGGAGCAAACGTACGCCCGCTGGATCGCCCAGGCGCGGGCGTCCGCCGCGGCCGGGGGCGTCCCGTACTGGGCGATCGTCCACCAGCGGAACCGCCGCGACCCGCTGATCCTGACGCCCCTGGAGTTCGCCCGGGCCGTCGCCCCGCGATGCGAGGCCGCCCCGCACGCCCGGTTCGTTCTGGGCGGGGTCGACGCCGTGGCGATGCGGCTGGAGGCGTTCTTGACCGCCGCCGTCCCGCAGAAGGTCGCGGTGCTGGCCCGGCAGATGCAGGGCCGCCGCGTCCCGCGAGTTCTGGGTGTAAAGCGAGGGAAGGCCGATGGTTAAGTGTCGCCGCGCGGGCTGTGAGACGTACAAGCGGAACGACGGCCTGCCGTACTGCACTTGCTGCGAGGGTCGCGTGCGGGCGCAGCAGGAGTACAGAGCACGCCTTTTAGCTGCTCGGGCGGCCGCCCTCTCGGTGACGACGTTCGTCTCGACCGCGTCGGGGATCGGCGAGGTGAAAGCATGATCGACCGAGTCCGGCTCATCGACTTCCAGCGGCACCAGCGGCTGACGCTGCAACTGGACCGCGTGACGACCTTGGTCGGGCCGTCCGACCGCGGGAAGTCTGCGGTCCTGCGGGCGCTCCGCTGGGTGCTGGAGAACGTCCCGCAGGGGGCCTCGTTCGTCCGCGAGGGGGCGACCGCCTGCGAGGTCGCCGTCCGCGTCGACGGCCGGACCGTCGTCCGCCGCCGGTCCGCCAAGGAGAACGTCTACGAGCTCGACGGCGAGGCGTTCCGCTCCCTGCGCGCGGTCAGCGTGCCGGACTCGATCGCGGCCGTGCTCAACCTGCACTCGGCGTCGTTCCAGGGCCAACTCGACCCGCCGTTCTGGCTGAGCGAAACGGCCGGCGAAGTCGCCCGCCGGCTGAACGAGGTGGTCAACCTCCAGGAGATCGACGACGTCCTGGGTCGGGCCGCCGCGGACTTGCGGCAGACGCGCGCCGAGGCGGGGGTCGCCGAGACCCGGCTGGCCGAGGCCGTCCGGCGGCGGGACGCGTCCGCGTGGGCGGCGGACGCCAAGGCCGAGGTCGACGCCCTGGCCGATCAGGCGGCCGCGTGGGAGAAGCAGCGGGACGCCGCCGGCCGGCTGGCGATCGACGTCATGCGGTTGCACGCGGCCGTCGACGAGCAGACGGAGGCTGACGCCGCCTGGCGGGCGGGCGAGGCCGTCGTCGACCTCGGGGCGGCGGTCGTTCAGACCGCTGCGTCCGCGTCCACGCTGCGGCAGCTGCTCGACGAGGCCGCCCGCGCCGAGGCCGCGGTCGAAGCCTGGGACGCCGTCGGGCCGGGGTGGGCCGCGCTGTCGCGGCTGCGATCCGAGGCGGACGCGTCGGCCGCCGCCCGCGGCGAGCTGTCGGCGATGCTAGAGCAACTGGAACAGGAGGAGCGGGCGTGTCGCGAACTCGACGACCGGCTGGCGGAGCTCGAAGCGGAACTGGCGGCGGCGACGCAGGGGCTCTGCCCCCTCTGCGGCCAGCCCGCCGCCCCCTCGCAGTTCTGCTCTCCGACCTCCACTTCTCCCACCGACCCCCAGTCGCTCGTGCGGAGACCCGTGAGGAGTGGTACGCCGTCCAGGCCGGGTACATAGCCCAGGCGCGGCGGCTGGCGGCCGATCTGGGGGACGTCCCGGTCGTCGTCGCCGGCGACGTCTTCGACAGCTGGAACCAGCCGGTCGAGCTGGTGAACGCCGTGATCGCGGCGTGGAACGCGGGCGACACGCCGACGCTCGTCTACGCCGTCCCCGGCCAGCACGACCTCCCGCACCACCGGTACGAGGACCGGCGGCGGTCCGCCTACTGGACGCTGGTCGAGGCGTGCGCCTGGGTCGACCTGCCGCCCCGCGAGCTTCGCCAGTCCGGCCTCGGGCTGTCGCTCGTCGGGTTCCCGTGGGGGACCGAGCCGGCCCCGCTCAAGAAGGGGCTGCGGGAGCCCGGCGACGTCCACCTGGCCGTCGTCCACCGCTACTGCTGGCGGGCGGGGTGCTCCCACCCCGGGGCGGAGCCGGACGCCGAGGCGTCGCGGCTGGAGGCCGCCCTCGGCGGGTTCGACGCGGTCCTGGTCGGGGACAACCACCACCCGTTTCAGGAAGGCAAAATCTACAACCACGGGCTGTTCATGCGGCGGCGGGCGGACGAGCGGGACCTGTCGCCGGGCGCGGGCGTCCTGTACAGCGACGGGGCGGTCGAGGTGCGGCCGCTCGACGTCTCCGGCGACCGGTTCGCGGCGGCCGAGGGCGTCGAGCGGCTGGAGGCCGCGGGCGTCGACGCCGGCGAGCTGGTGCGGCTGCTCCAGGCGTCCGGGGACGCCTCTTTGTCGTTCGCGGACGTCGTCCGCCGCCGGGCCGGGTCCGAGCCGCCCCCCGTCCGCGAACTTCTTCTCAAGTGGCTGACGCCGTGAGAAAAGAAGGCATTTTGATTTGCCTTCTTGTGGTTCGTCGGCTATTTTGCCCTGCGCAAACGGATCGCTACTGACTGACCGGAGACGACGATGATCTCGATCGACGACTTCCAGCAACTCCAGCGGCGGGTGGCCGCGGTCAAGACCCGCCGCGACCAGGCGGCCGGGGCCGCCAAGCAGATCGAGGCCCGGCTGCTGGCCGAGTTCGGCGTCGCCGACGCCGCGGCGGCCCGCGTCAAGCTGAAGAAGCTGGAGGGTCGCGAGCGGGAAATGGCGGCCGAATACACGGAGGCGAAGGCCGCCTTCGAGAAGAAGTACGGGCACCTGTTGGAGGGCTGAGCGTGGCGAAGAAGGCGGCTGCACCCCGGGAGTTCTCCGGGAACAAGTACCACCGCCGCATCCGCGGCCTGCGGGCGTGCGGGGGCGGGGAGGTCGTCGTCGACGTGTACTCCTTCTTGACCGCGTTCGCCGTCCACAGCCCCGGCGCGCAGCACGCGATCAAGAAGCTGGCGTGCGCCGGCCTGCGGGGCAAAGGAACGGCCCTGGAGGACCTGCGGGAGGCCCGGGACGCGGTCGACCGGGCGATCGAGGACCTGGAAACCGAGGCCGCGGCGTCCGCCCCGGCGGGAGGGTAGCGTGGAGCTGCGGGACCTTCAGCGTCGCGTCGCCGCGGCGCACTCGGCGCACCAGCTGGCCGTCCGGCTCGTGGAGGAGGAGGCGGCGGCCCTGGACCGGGCGCGGGCCAAGGAGGCGGCCGTTCTGACCGCCCAGAAGACCGTCCAGGAGGCCGCGGCGGCGGTCCAGCAGGCCGCCCACGAGCAGATCGCCCGGGTCGTCTCGTCGTGCCTGGAGACCGTGTTCGAGGCCGACGCCTACGAGTTCCGGGTCGTGTTCGAACAGAAGCGGGGGCGGACGGAGGCGCGGCTGGCGTTCGTCCGGGACGGCCGCGAGTACGACCCGGCGGCGGAGGCGGGCGGGGGCGTCGTGGACGTCGCCGCGTTCGGCCTGCGGCTGGCCGCGCTCCTGCTCACCCGCCCGGCCCGGCGGCCGCTGCTCGTCCTCGACGAGCCGTTCCGCATGATCTCCCGCGACTACGCCCCCCGCGTCCGGGCGATGGTGGAGCAGGTGGCCGAGCGGCTGGACGTGCAGATCGTCCAGGTCACCCACTCGCCGGCACTCGCCGCCGGGAAGGTAATCGAGATCACCTAGAAAGGGTTCCATGCCCGCCGAAGTTACGAGCGAGATCACGGTCGACGTCCTCGCGACGTTCGGGAGCGACCAGGACGTGATCGCTGCCATGAAGGTGCTGGACGGCGGGTGCCCGCCCGACAAGGACGACCGCGCCCGCATCCGCTACCTGATGCAGCACCGGCACGGCACGCCGTTCGAGCACAACATGATCCGCCTGTTCGTCGACGCCCCGATCTTCGTCTGGCGGGAGTGGCACCGGCACAGAATTGCCTTTTCATACAACGAGGAGTCGGCCCGCTACAGCACCCTGCGGCCGAAGTTCTTCGTCCCCCACCGCGGCCGGCCGATGATCAAGACCGGCGACGGCTGGAAGCCCGGCCGGCCGAAGTTCCTGACGCTCGACGAGGCCGCCGCCCAGGGGGCGATCCCCGACGACCCGGACTCGCTTTACCGGCGGATGGTCGACGAAATGACGGTCGCCTACGCGCGGGACTACGACCTGTACGAGCGGCAGCTCGCCCGCGGCCTTGATCCCGGCCTCGCCCGCGACAACCTGCCCGTCGGGGTCTTCAGCCGGTGCTGGGTGACGTGCAACCTGCGGTCCGCCCTGGCGTTCATCAGCCTCCGGACGCACGAGCCGGCGGCCCGCTACGTCAGCTACCCGCTCTACGAGATCGAGCAGGCGGCGAGGCGGCTTGAGGCCGTCGTGCGGGATCGGTTCCCGCTCTGCTATGCGGCGTTCTGCGATTTCGGCCGCGTCGGTCCGTAAACGACGCGGCGTCTTGTCCACTGCCGAACCGAGAGGGCGAGTAATGGCGTGGAAGGAGTGGCTGGTCTGGCACCCCGAGCTCGGCGGGTCGCCGGGGGCGTACGCGACGCAACAGGAGGCGTACGCGCACGTGGCGGACCGCGGCGGCGTCGTCTACCGGGCGGTCAGGCCGCCCGTCCAGCCGGGGTCTGTTCTGGTCCCGTGTCCCGCCTGCAACGGACAGGGCGGCGGGCAGACGGAGTTCGGCCCGCTCCCGTGCGCGACGTGCGGGGGGTCGGGGGTCTTCCGGACGATGCCCCGCGACAGCTGCTCCGTCTGCGGAGAGCCGACGCACGGCGAGGCCTCGCCGACGCACCGGGAGTGCGAAGCCGACATCGGCGGGCAGGGGTAGTCCCGTGAAAAAAGACAAACTGACGCCGATGATGCAGAAGGTCCTCCGCGACGTCGCGGCCGGCCGCGGGACGCACTACGGCTGCTTCGGCAGGTCCGAGTACGGCGGGCGAGAGCGCGATCACACGACTGAAGCGGGGATCGCCCTCGCGGCCGCGGCGTTCCCCTGGGTGGTGGGGCGGCTGACGACGCCGCTGGTCCCGGCGGCGTGAAAAAAAATCTTCGGTCTGGATTTGCCTTCTTCGGTTCGTCGCGTATAGTAGGAGTACGAAGGCAAAACAACCCCCTAACCCGTCACGTTCTGTTGGCGGGCGACCTGAAGGCGTTCACGCACGAGGGCGACGAGATCGTGTCGCACGGGGGGATTGCACTCGAAGAAGTGATGGTCCCGTTCGTGGCGATCACCAAGGAGGGCACATGAGGAATGTCGTCGGATTCTCGCTGAAAATCAAACGGAAGTGGCTGGACGCCCTCCTCGACCGCCTCACGAAGACGACGGACGAGGCGGACCTGCGCTCGTTCCTCGACAAGCAGTTGAAGGACGACCTCCCCGGCAAGGAGTCCAGGGCCAGGACCGTTGGCATCCTGCTTCGCATCTGGAGCGGTATCCCCCCGGAGCGTGTCGCCCTGCGGGATCGAGCCGTGGCAATGCTCTCCCGCATCTCCGGCCAGGAGCGCATCTGGCTCCATTGGGGGATGGCGGCGCTGGCGTACCCGTTCTTCAAGGACACCGTTGAGGTCGTCGGGCGGCTGGTGGCACTCCAGGACGACTTCACGACGGCGCAGGTGAGGAACCGGATCATTACGACGTGGGGCGACCGCACCACGAGCCGAGAGGCGGCGCAGTACCTTCTCAACACGCTGGTCGATTGGGAGGTTCTGCGGGCGGCGAAGCAGAAGGGACAGTTCCTGCGCTCCAAGAAGCTGGCTGCCAGCACACCAGACCTGCAACTTTGGCTCCTGGAAGTGCTGCTCGCCGCCAGCGGGACCGAAATCGAAGCCCAGCAGTTGCTACGGCTGCCGGAATCATTTCCGTTCACGATCAGCGTCGGGGTCGCCGACCTGCGCCGGTGCGAGGGCTTCAACATCCACCGGCAAGGGCTGGACATGGACATGGTGGCCCTGCGCAAAGTGAAGGTGCCGTGCTACTTCGCCGACGCGAAACCAGGAAGCGGCTAGGGGGTCTCGATCGTGTTGTTTCCGGCGAACGGCACCGGAGGAGGCGTCATGAGCGAACCGCGGGCGTACACGGCGGACGAGGTGCGGGACAAGCTCCTCGACCACGTCCGGGCGCTGGCGAGGTACTGGGCGGCGTCGCCCGACAAGTCGCCCCTGGAGCGGTGCGAGGGGGTGGCGTTCTCCGTCCTCGCCCTGCTCGACGGGAGCCACTGCGGGATACCCGGGTTCGACCTGTACCCGAGCCCGCACCCGGACGACAAGGCGTACCACGCCGCCCGCGGCGAGAACTGGTACGACGAGGACGTGCTCGTCAACGACTGCCAGCTGCACGAGCTGTTCTACCGGTAGAAGGCGGACCATCCCGCCTTGCCGGCCCCCGCCCCCGCGGCGTAGAATCCACCCCCATGCCCAGACGCCGCGTCCCGCCGACCCCGGCCCTCCCGCCGCCCCCGCCGCCGCCCCCGTCGCTGTCGGAGGAGGAGGCCAGCTTCGTCCGCCACTACGTGGCGATGCGGAACAACGCCCGCGCGTACCGCGCCGTGTACCCTGACTGCACCTGGCAGTCGGCCGCCGTCCTGGGCTGCGAGCTCGCCCAGCGGCCCCACGTCGCGGCGGAGATCAAGGCCGCGGTCGACGCCCACGCCGCCCACCTGAACCTGCACGCGCGGAACGTGATGCAGGAGTTCTGCCGCATCGGCCTGGCGGACCCGATCGACCTGGTGGACGCGGCCGGCGTCCTCCGCCCCCTGGGCGACGTCCCGATCGACCTCCGCCGCGCCATCCAGTCCTACAAGGTCAACCGCGAGCGGACCGTCCGCCGCACCGTCGTGAAGGGTGCTACAACGTCCGTAGAAGTATCCGTTAGTGAACAAGTAATGGAGGTTAAACTGTGGAACAAGGTTGACGCCTTGACGAAGTTGGCCGGGCTTCTGGGCCTGAAAACCAGCGACCTACCGCCCGTCGAAGCGCTCGTGTCCTTGCTCCCCGAGCCCCTCCAGGCCAAGCTGCGGCCGTTCCTGGCCGCGGCCGCAGCAGCCGCCGCGTCGGCCGCGTCCCACCCCGAGGACTAGCGATGTCCTCGGGGCGTTCCATCCCCCGAGGGTTCATCCGTGTCCGACGTCGCACGGCGGATCGTCTGGGTCGGGCTGCGGGCGGCGGACCAGACCGAGTACGACGCCCGCGCCCCCGACATGCTCGACGTTCCCGGCCGCCGGTTCCTCGACCTGACGCTGACCGGCCCGATCGAGTTCAGCCGCGCCAACAACCGCCGAGACGCGGCCCGGGTGCTGGGCCGGAACGCCCTGGAGGGGATCGACTGGGTGCTCGTCGGCGGGGAGTCGCGGCGGCAGGCTCTGGATCGCGGCGGGTGGCCTCGGTGGCCGCGGCCGTGCGACCTGGCCTGGATCGAGAGCGTCGTTCGGCAGTGCCGGGCGTGCGGCGTCCCCGTCTACGTCAAACGGATTGGCGCGCAGCCCTGGCGGATGTACCCCGGCCACGTCATGGACGGCGACCCGTGCGCCTGCGGGGCGTGCGACGGCGGCCAGGAACGCCTCCAGCCGCATCGCCACGGCGTCGACCCCGTCGAGTGGCCCGAAACCCTTCGCGTCCGGGAGCTCCCGAAGACGATGACGGAGTGACCGAGTTCCCTACGGAGGCGGTATGAGACAATCGGAAGCGTACCTGACGCGGGCCGGCGCGGAGCGAATCCTCGGCCGGCCCGACGCGGCCGGCCTGCCCGTGGTCGTCCTGCGCGGGATCTACGAGTGCGAGACCGGCGACGTCCTGGCCGCGGTGTTCGACCCCGCCGGCGACGTCACGGCGGTCCGCCCGTCCGACGACCAGGCTGCGGCCGCCTGCCGCGCGTACCAGGAAGTCCGGGCTGTCCGCGACGCCGGATCCACGAACCCGGCGGTGTTCGCAATCGGGTTCGCCGTCGGCTCCGCGGTCGTTTTCCTGGTCTTGCTGGCGTCGGTGTTGGCTTCGGCGGCCCCATGATCTGCGATGACCCACCACACCCCCAGGGAGTTCAACCCGTGAAGATCACCGGCGTCCGCGTGTGCGTCGTCGACCCAGACGCCCGCGGCCTGCGGGCGTACGCCAGCGTCCAGATCGACGGCCTGCTGGTCGTCCGCGACCTCAAGGTCGTCCACATCCCGCGGGGGCTCGTCGTCGTCATGCCCGAGCGGCGGTTCTTCCGCCACTGCGAGGACTGCGGCGAGCCGAACCACACCCGGGCGAACTACTGCAACGGGTGCGGCCGGCCGCTGACGCCCCGGCCGCCGCTCAGCGGCGGGAAAGTGGTCGAGCACATGGACGTCATGAACCCGACGTGCGCCGAGGGCCGGCGGCTCATCGAGGACGCGGTCCTGCCCGCCTACGAGCAGGCGGCGGCCGAGTGGCGGGCGCGGAAGGGGGTTCGCGCGTGACCGACCTCGAAGCCCTGCACCGAGCCGTGTTACTGACCCCGGACGACGACCTGCCGCGGCTGGTCCTGGCGGACGCGCTGGACATGACGGGCGACCCCAAGGGCGCCGAGCGGGCCGCGTTCATCCGCCTGCACGTCGAGTACGCCCGCGAGCACCGGAAGACGTACCGGGCCAGGCTGGAGCGGAAGATCCGGGACGCCATGAAGGGCGTCGTCCCGTTCCGCGCGTGGCCGTGGCTCAACGAGATCCTGGACGGGACGCGCTTCGGCTTGACCGTCGACGGGTGGCGGTACGCAATCGGCGGGGCCGCCGGCCGGGTCCACGTCCGCCGTGGGTTCGTCGAGCGGGTCGAGTGCCGGCTGGCGTACTTCGTCGAGCACGCAGCCGACTTCTTCGCCCGCTGGCCGGTCCAGCGGGTCGTCCTGCTCGACTGCGACCCGTTCGACGACCCGCAGGTGAGCGACTACGTGGAACTCGTCGGCCCTGCCGAGCCGTGGCGGTGGGTCGCCGATGCCGCCGCGACTCGGCCGGACCGCAACGCCTGGGAGCTACCGCCGGCGATGGTTCGGACGGGCGGAGGGTTTTACGAGTCGAGGCGGGCCGCGTACGACGCCCTGTCCGCCGACGCGGTCGCCTGGGGGCGGTCGCTGGTCCCGGGGCTGGAGCCGGCGGCTGCCGGCGGGAGGGTGGGATGATCACGGACGCCGTCATCGACCGGCTGATAGCGACGCGGCGGGAGGACGTCCGGGTACTTCTCGTCAGGCGGTTGCGGGCGTCGTACCGCCGGGCCATCCGCCGCACGTACAAGTTCAGCAGCCCTTGGTGGTCGTTCGCCTTCTGGCTCATGCTGACCGACGCGTACGCTGGGTACGTTTTTCTTCGGTACGGACCGGCGATCGCCGACGCGTTCGTGGTCCTTGAATTGGAGGGCACGCGCACGTGAGCGACAAGACGTACGATTCCGACGACTCGTCTTTTTCCTGCGACCGGTTCCTGCCGCGGGTGCGGGAGGTCGCGAAGGGCCTCGGGTACGCCGTCGGCGTGCTCTCCGGTCCGGCCGACCTGGTCGCGGTGGTGTGGGAGAACGACGCGGGGCCGGCGGAGCGGCTGGCCGACGCCGTGTCGCTCGCGTTCATCGAGGCGGTCGGCGACTACCGGCGGTGCTTCTTGCCCGCCCCGGCGCGGGGGCCGCAAGGCCGGCTGACGTACCAGTTCTGCTGCGACGGGCGGGCGATCGTCAAGCTGTCCGTCGTCCCGCCGCGGCTGAGCACCGACATCTCGGTCCTGGGCGGTCGGGCGCGGACTAAGGCCCTGTCGCCGGAAGAGCGGAGTCGGATTGCGCGGCTCGGTGCGGAAGCCCTGTGGCGGAAGCGGCGGGCGTCCGCCGGGGGGTCGTGACGCGGCCGCTTTTCGCCGCTCTCGCGTTCCTGGGGGCCGCGTGGGCGGTGTTCGTATTCGCGTCCCGGTTCGGCGAAAACAGGGGGTTTTCATGACGCGTCGAGACTTTCTTGCGGCGGGTGCGGCCGCCCTGGCGGCCGTTCCTGTCGTTGCGGCCGCGGAACCGGCCCCCGAGCCGATCTGCTGCGTCCATTCCTGGGAGTTCAAGATCTTCGGAGGTCAGGCCCGCGAGTTCTTCCAGGAGCGGGCCGCGTACCGGACGGCCGACGTGGGGGCGGGAGGTCCGCCCCCACGGCTGTTCCAGTCGTCACGCATGGAGCAGGCGTTCGGCCGCTTCCGAGCGTCCCGCTCTGCTGTCTACGATGCCGCGAACGGCATCGTCACCGTGACGACGATCTGGGTCACGGCGGAGTGGTCGGTCGCCGGGTCCGCGATGCGGCACCCCGCCCAGGTTTGACTGAGGCGGGGCGGGCGGTTCAAATGGGCGTCGTTGGAGCAGGCATACCGGGTGTGAGTTTCGGCGGACGTATCCCGGCATGGATGCCGAAATGGAAGCCGAGCGGCGTCGGCCGCAAGCCGACCGGGGTTCTATCCTCCCCCGGGCGGGGTCGTGCAAGTAGCTGAAACGCAGTTCCGCGGGCACCTGGGGGCTCCCGCGGTTTTTCCGGGCAACGGGCGAGTAGTCGATCTCGCATAGCGGAAGACGTCCCGGTCCTCAAGGTCATGCCTCCCGAAAAACTGCGGCAGTAGGCGAACGCACGGCTCTCTGAAACACGGCTCTAGCAAGGTATGCGGCTGAGGTCGGTCTGGTTCGGCGTCGCCTTGGTCTGTACTCCCCGTTCTCCCGGGGGGTATGACCGAGGGACGTCCGCTTTCCCGCACGCCTAGAAAAAAATCCCGGCCGGAATTTGCCTTCTGCCGTCCGTCGCGTATAGTATGAGTACGAAGGCAAAACGAACCCCGAACCGGAGCCAGCCATGACGAAGATCACCTTGAAGACCGGCGTCGTGACCGCCCCCTACCAGTTCCGCAGCCTGCGGCTGGCGAGGTCGTTCGCGGACAACAGCCAGGCTCGGATGCGGGTCGTCATGGGCGACGCGGGGGTGTTCTGGGTCGTCGCCCCGGCCGACGCCGCCCGGCTGGAGCGGGCCGGGTATGAGACGGCCTGACCCGCGATGGAGTAGAGACCGGCACGCGGGCGTTCGTCAAAAGGCGGCGACATGAGCGATTCTTTGACGAGCGTTGAGAAGGCGATGATCGCGTGCCCCCGGTGCGGGCTTGTCCCTCGGCGGAAGCTGGGGCCTGACGAGAGCCCGCTGTGCCGGGACGCCAAAGCCTGTGCCGAGCGACGACGACGGCAGGGGAAGTACGCCCGACCGCTCGGGTTCTGGAGGGTCCGCCACCCGGGCTGCGGGCTGATCAACTACTACTTGTTTCATAGCCCGACGTTCTACCACACCAAGGTTCCGATCCTGCGGTGCCGGTGCGGCAGGTACTTCTCGTTCCGAGAGGCCGCTCAATTCATCGGCGGGGTGTGCGAGCCGGCGACGCCGACGCCCCTGGTGAGGCGGCAGGCGGAGATCGTGGAGCTCGAAACCCCTAGGAGCACGGAGACGACATGAGCGACGTGAAGGAGATTGTCGGCGACTGGCGTACGCACCTGTCCGCCCGGCCTCGGCCTGACGGGACGGTGGCGGTGCAGGTGCGGGTGGACCGGTATCAGGTGGAGGACGTGTACAGTCCGGACTCCGTCCGGCAGTTCGCGTCCTCTTTGCTAGCGGCAGTCGGCGATGCGCAGAGCGCCGTCGCCGCGGGCGTTCGGCGGCTCGATGTCTACCGTATGGCCGCGTGGGGCTGATGGCCTCGGTCTGCGACTGGCGCGAGACCGGGGCGACGGACGGGGACGTCGCGGCGGCCCTGTCGGCGTCGTTCGGCGTGGGCCTTCAGAGCCACCAGGACCTCGAATCCGGGCACTCCTGGAGGGTCGGCCCCGCCCCGTCCTGGGAGTACGCCGACGGCGACGGCTCCCACCGGCTCGACGTGCTCGAGATGGTCCAGGTGGTGCGGGACCTGTTCGCGATTCCAACACCCGAGGAGGTGCAGCGTGACGCACGGCGACAACCAGAGAACGAAGTGCCCGGCCTGCAAGAGGCCGATCGACCGGCCGATCGGCCCGAACGAGCCGCAGCGGGGCGGGATCGTCGAGGGGGACGTCGAGTGCCCGCACTGCCGCGCCAAGCTCCACTTCTGGGCGAGGTGGACGATCGCGGTGGAGCTGGAGTTGGACTCGAAGGTGAAGTGACCCCGGAGGCGACCCATGCTTTGCTTGCTGCCGACGGCCTGGCTGCCGAACCAGCCGGGGTTCCGCTTCCTCGGGTCGCTGCACTCCGGGGAGACGGTCGACTGCACCGTGACGGTGGGGCCGGACGGGCTGTGCCGCGTCCTGGAGGTGCCGGTGAGCCAGCTGCGGGGGTGGCACCCGCTACTGCTCCCGCCGACGACTTCGGCCCGGACGCCCCGCCGCTCCGCCGGGACGTGACGCCGGCGGCCAAGGACGGCCTGCCGCGGTGGGTGAAGCTCCGCCCCCAGGACGCCCCGCTGGCCTGGCACATCGGGTGGACGCCGGGTCGGGGCGGCCGCTCGGCGGGTGCGGGCTTCGCCGGCGGCTTGCCCCACGCGCTCGGCGGCAGGTGATCGGGGAGGCCCAGGTGCGAGACCAGGGCGGCGGCCGCCCGGCCGATCGCGTCCACGTCGGCCGACCCCGCCGGCCCCGTCGCCGGCACGGTCCGGATGGCGGCGTAGACCGCCGCCGTCGGCGGCAGCAGGGCCGGGAACTTCCGGACGGCCCGGTCGACAAGCCCCTGGACGGTGACGATCCCGTCGTCCGCCAGCAGGTCGGCGACCGCCGCGGGGAAGTTCGGGACGGCGGACAGGAGGAAGACCTTGGGCTTGGCGGTCACGAGTCACCCCCGAGCATGGCCGAGCAGAGCGCCCGGGACTGGTTGACCGCGGTCGCCGGCCTCACACGGCCGTCGACCGACTGCCGGACTCCGGCATCCCGCGCACCACCTGACCGAGGAAACGATGGAGACCTTCCTGGCCGCCTACAAGGCAGCCCTAATCGACCAGATGACTCGCCATCCGGAAATGTACCGTCACGCTCTGACCCAATGGCCCACTGTGGAGCAGGCGGCCGAGGCTCAGTGCGGATGGCTCCGCACCAACGGCATCAGGTCGATCAACACCAAGCACCCATCCTGCAAGCAGGCGTGCAAAGCCCTGAAGATCAACGCGAGCCTCGTTGCCATCTCGCAATTCATCGCCGTCAACTGACCATCAGCCGGCCGCCCACACAGGCGGCCGGCGGCCTCCGGCAATTGCGTACCACCTGACCGAGGAGACGATGATCAAGTCTGCCCAAGGCTACTTTGACGAAGTGCTCGACACCTTGACCAAGGCGGCCGAGCACTACGAGAAATCGGCTCCCACCGTCTCAAACTGGTGCAACGACCTGTTCATCAGGATCAACGAGAACGGCGACGCCGTCGCCCTGTCCGAGCTGACGTTCTTGTCACGGTTTGTCGAGGAAGACACCTGGATGCAGCCCAACTACGCCGCCAACCAGCTGTACCACCTGCTCCACCGGCTCGGCCGCGACACCTCCGGCATGGCCGGCTTCTAGCCCACGATCAGCCGACCGGCTCAACGGTCGGTCGGCTGCCTGTCCGTTGCGCACACCCACCCCTGATCGGAGATCCGCATGGCTCGCAAGACCGTCCAAGGAACGATGATCGAAGCCCTGACCGCGTTCACGACCGCCGTCCAGGCCGTCACCGCCCTGCTGTCCAAGCGAGGCGATGACAAGCCGGAGATCGATCTGGCAACCTGGAACCCGACCATCAAGGTCACCCGCAGCTTCAGCCTCAAGTTCTTCGTCGCCCCGTACACGTCGCGCGACGTGTACGCCTCACTGTCGATGGACTGCCCCGCCGACAAGGCGGCGGAAATCGGCGACTCGCTGTCTCAGCAGTACCAACCGGCCGAGTCTTCGCACTGGCGGTCGGTCGAGGAGCGGGACCTGATCGCGGCCGGGTTCCGGACGACGGACGCCGCCGGGTGCTGGCGGCTCGACGCCGGCCGGATCTCGGTGGTCGCCGTCCTGGGCGGGCCTTGGAAGGTGGCGTTGCCCGGGCTGGGCGGTCAGCTCCTCGTCGTCCCGCAGCCCCAGAACGCCGCCTGGTTCTGGGCGATGGTCTACCAGCTGTCGGACGCGGCGGGGCCGCTGAGCGTACCCCGGCCGTCCAACCCCGACCCGGACGACCACAACGCCACCCACCGGTAGGCGTCGGTCCGTTTCGATTCCTGAATCTCACGGAGGTGCTATGGAAACGATCGTCTGGATCACCCTGGGTTGGGTCGTCGGGTGGTCGTTGTCGCGAGGGCAGGTCAGCCGCTCCGCCTACAACGACGTCGTCAAGGAGCGGAACGAGGCGATGGCAGCCCATCGCGACGCCGTTCAGGATGCTGAGAAGTGGAAGGGGGTTGCGGCGACCGAAGTGACGGCGTCTGGTTCGCTCCGAGCCGAGGTGCTCGTGATCCGGCGCAGTAGCGAGGCGTGCCAGCAGGTCGTCCTGTCCCTCCAGTCGGAGAACAAGGATCTGAAGGCGGAGAACGACCGGATCAGGAAGGAGGCCGCGCGGCAGATCCAGCAGCACCGGGTCGCCGCGGACGACGCGGTCAAGGCCCGGGAGAAGGCGGAAGGCGACGTGTCGCAGCTCCAGGTCCTGCTGGCGGAGAAGACGCAGCAGCTGGACGCCTGCCGGATTTATTACCACCGAGAGTCGATCACCCGCCGCTGCCTGGAGGATGCGTACGAGAAGTTCAAGGAGGCGGTCAAGACGATCGTGGGCGGGGTGAAGGAGTCGCCGGCTGCGAGCGGAGTGCCTGCCCCGTCGGACGCCCCCGACCTGATCGTTTCCTCCGACCCCGCCATGCCCGCCCTCGCCGCCGCTCACTATGGGCGGGAGATTCCCGTCGTCCCGCCCGGTGAGGTCGAGGCCGCCCAGATCGACGGCAAGTTTGTGGCGTTTGACGCCGTAATAGCCCATGCGGGCAAGATCACGAAGGCTGTCATCGACCGCTGCCAACGGGTGGTGGTGCTGTACGGCGACAAGGTGGGGCTGCGATCCGATACCGTCTGCGAGCGTTTTGTTTCGCCGCCGGCCGAGCGGGGCCGCCCGTCCCCGTCGCACGACCCGAAGGAACACGAATAGGCGAAACGCCGGAGTTGTGTTTGCCTTCATGCCTTCTGTAGTCCATACTACAGAAGGCATTGTCATTGCAAGAACCAGGGACCCCGCCATGACCGACCTTGAGGCTCTGCACCGGGCGGTGCTGGGGTACGGTGAGGCGATGGCTGTATACGCCATGCTCCCCAAGTGGTATCGCTGAGTTTGCACGCCGCGGTGCGTGGGCACGGCGGCCCGGGTTCGACCCCGGCGCGGCGTTTCGGCGGCGGATTCCCCGTCGCCGTTCAACGGAGAAAGTTCATGCGGTTCATGTTCGTGCCCGTTGCGGCCCTCGTCGCCGCCCTGTCCCCGTCCGTCTCCCAGGCCCAGACGCCGTTCGAAGGCCCGACCGGGCTCAACGCGACCGGCTTCGTCGCCGGCCCCGGCCAGTACTCGGCGGGCGGCAGCGTCTGGGTCGGTAGCGTCCCCGCCGGGTCCACCGTCCGCGTCTACCTCCAGCACACCCGGAACGACACCGGGGCGTACATCGAGCAGCGGGCCTACCCGCCGGTGATCGACGGCAACGCGGTCGCCCAATTCAACTACGCCGCCCCGCAGCAGATCGTGGGCACGTACTCGGGCTCCTGGACCATCCGGTGCCAGGTCGTGGTGGTCGCCCAGGACGGATCGTGGCAGTGGGTCATGACCAACGAGATCTTCGTCCCCGGGTGGACCCCGCCGGCCCCCGGCGGCGGGGAGGAGTGACCGACGGGCGTTGATCGGCCCGGGGCGGCGCGCCCCGGGCTTTTTCGCGCCCGTCGCTGCGGTACGATGGAAAGCCACCCCGTCAGGAGACGCCCCGCATGCGCCGGAACTCGTCGGCCCCGCCGCTGAAGTTCAAGCGGTCGAACTACTACGCCACCCCGTCGTTCTCGGTCGGGCCGACGCCCGAGCCGGTCGACCTGGACGAGATCCGGGACCGGCAGAAGCGGGCGATCCGCAGCACCTGCCGGCGGTCCTGGACCGTCCAGCAGATGGCCGAGGCGATCGATGAGCCCGTGATCACCGTCCGCCTGCGGCTCGCCGAGATGGGCTGGCCGATCCACGACGACCGCCCGAAGAAGGGGCCGGGCCGTCCCCACAAGGAGATCGCATGAACAACGCGGTGCTGGGCGACGTCGCTTTCTGGGCGGGCGTCGCCGTCGTCGGGCTGTTCGTCCTGCTCGGCACGTTCTGGCTCGGCGCGTTCTTCGCCCTGACCGCGATGAGCGACGACGACTCGAAGCCGCCCGCCAACCCGCCCTGGCAGATCGCTCCCGGCAACCCCGCCGTCGTGACCCTGATCGAGCAGCTGCGGCACGAGGCCGGGGTCGAGCAGGAAGCCGACGTCATTGGCGAGGCGATCCGCGTCTACAACCTGCTCATGGAAGCGACCCTCGCGGGGGACCGGCCGGCGATCGTCCATGCCCGCGGCGGACACACGACGATCTCGCTGCTGCCCGCCAAGTCCACCCTGGTCGCGCAACTCGGGCCGGGCGGCCCCCGGAACGCGTCCCGCCGCCCCAGGAATTGACGCCCTGGCGCGCCGTTTGTATGTATGATGGGGATTCCGAGGGGGCGTCGACATGGAACGGCACGTTCTGCAACTGTCAGCCTGTCACGGCCCCCTTGCCCGGCTTTCGGCCCTGGCGGCCCATTTCAACCCGAGCCACCCGCAGGACCGCGACGAGGTTCCGATCCCCCAGGCCGAGCTCGACTACGCACAGGCGGTCCCCGCCTACGCCGACCAGGTCCGCGGTCGGATCGACAGCCCGTGCGAGATGACGACGTTCAACGCCTACGCCGGGGAGCCCCCCTCGTCGCACGTGAGCCCCGCCAAGGCCCGCGAGATCCTCGACGACGGGACGGTCCACGGCCGCCCCCTGACGCCCGCCCAGCGGCGGATGTTCGGGGCCGCGGCCGGGCGGGAGGACAACGCCGAGCCGGGCCGGCCGCAGTACTACACACAGCCGTACCCGCGGGACGACTTCGGCCGCCCCGTCGGGGTCATGTCGCCGATCGGCCCGGGGGCGTTCTCCGGCGGCCGCTGGGGGTTCCGCGGCCGGAGGGATGACTGATGATCGCGTTCTGTGAATCAGACTCGCCCCCGACGTTCCGCGACGCCCTGGACCGGTGCCCGATCATGCAAGTCACGCGCCGCTACACGTCCTGGCTCCGCGCGTGCGTCGTCCTCGTCTTCGTCGCCGATGCGCTCCTGGTCGTCGGCGCGTTCGTCCACGTCCTGCGATAGCCTTCCCGTTTACGCCCGCCCGGCGTATGCTTTGCGGGTATGCCGCCCGACCTGACGCTGTCCGACGCCGACCTGGAGCTGCTCGCGTCCGAGCTCTACCGCTTCGCCCCGACGGCGGTGCGCGTCTGCCTGGAAAAGCCCCCGCCGGCCGACTTCGAGAAGTACCGCGGGGGCTTCCCCGGGTTCTGCCGTGACGTCCTCCACGTCAACCTGACGCCGGAACAGGCCGCGATCGGCTCGGATTTGCCCGGGCGGGTGAAGGTGAATTCCGGGCACGGGGTCGGTAAGACGTTTGTTTGTGCGTGCATATTTCTCTGGTGGCTCTACACCCGGCCCCGATCGGTCGTCATCACCACCGCCCCGACGGAGCGGGACGTCGTCGACTTGCTCTGGACCGAGATCCGCCTGCTCCATGCTCGTGCCAAAGTGCTGCCGGATTACTTCATCGGCCCGAAAGCCGCTGAGTGCTTCCATCATGAGGAGCATTGGGCAAAAGGCTACACCGCTCGCAAAGGCGAGAGTCTACAAGGCAGGCACCGCGAGTCGATGTTGTTCATTTTCGACGAGTGCGAGGGCGTCGATCCCGTTTACTGGCATGTCACGAACACCATGTTCCAGCCGGGCCAGGACCACGGCTGGGTGGCGATTGGCAACCCCACCACGACGTCGTCCCAGTCGTACCTCGAAGACATGGCCCGCGGTCCGGACGGCCGGCCGAAGTGGAAGCTGCACACGCTGTCGGCGCTCGACCACCCGAACATCCGCGCCCAACTCGCCGGCCGGCCCCCGCCGATCCCGAACGCCGTGACGCTCGACCAGGTGCAGCAGTACCTCGCCGACTGGACGGACCCCGTCCCGCCCGACGACCGGCAGCCGGGCGACCTGGAGTGGCCGCCCGAGTCGGGACAGTTCTACCGGCCCGGGCCGTCGTTCCTGTCCCGCGTCACCGGCCGCCGGCCGGACCAGGGCGTCGACACGGTCTGGAGCGGGGCGGCGTTCGAGAAGATGCTCAGCACCAAAATCCCGGTGCTGGACAAGCTGGAGCGGGCGTGGGGGGAGCGGCGGATACCGACGATCGGCGTCGACCCCGCGGCGTTCGGCGACGACGACACGGGGATTCACGGGCGGATCGGGCCGGTGTCGATCCACCACGAGGCGCACAACGGCTGGGGGCCGGAGCGGACGGCCCCGCGGGTCAAGGAGTTGTGCGCGTACCTGGCCGAGAAGTACAACGCCCTGGCCGTCGCCCCGCGGCCGCCGCTCAAGGCGGAGGACGTCCGGGTGGTGATCGAGGGGGACGGCGGGTTCGGGGTCGGGGTGTTCTCGCACCGCGGCCTGTTCCGCCGCTGGACGCTCGCCTCGGCCGGGTCCGTCCCGACGATCACCGGCCCGCGGGGGGAGCCGATCTACCCCAACCTGCGGTCGCAGTGGTGGTGCGAGTCCGCCGAGACGGCGCGGAAGGGCGGGCTGGACATCACCCTGCTGCCGCAGGACGTGATCGCCCGGCTGCGGGTCCAGCTGCTCGCGCCCGCGTACAAGATCCTCAACCGGGTGCGGCACGTCGAGTCGAAGAAGGACATCAAGGGGCGGCTGATGCGGTCGCCGGACGACGCGGACGCCTTCATCATCTCCCTCCACCAGGCCGACGTGTTCCTGCCCGGGGTGCTGTCCGCCGACGATGACTAGGGCGGAGGTGTAGCATGGGCAGGCGCCGCGACGTTTGGGGTTACGACGCAAACACCGGTGCCCGCGGCTTGAGTATCGGCGTTCGCCGTGTCAAAAACGGGATGGTCAAGATCGGTGGGGAGTATTGGAAACCCCGCTACGGGTCGCTCGACGAGTACGAAGGGAAAGACGTTGAGGTCGCGTGCCAGAACGCGTGGGCGACGGAGTACGCCGCAAGAGGCTTGAATTCGTCAAGATCGGTGGACTTGGTTGTTTCCAAGTAGCTGATTCCTTCAACGCAGGGAGGGCGGGAAATGCTGGTGTTGTCGCGAGACGAGGGGCAGGCGATCCTGATTGGCGAGCAGATCCGCGTGTCGATCGTGGACATCGCCCGGGGGCGGGTCAAGGTCGGGGTCGACGCCCCGTCCGACACGCCGATCCGCCGGCAGGAGCTCGCCGCGGCGGACGTCCCGAAGCGGCGGGCGTCGACGCGGGCGGAGCTCGTCGCCGCCCTGTCCGCCCTGATCGATGCGGCGGACCGGATCGGGGTGGTGACCGCGTCGCGTGTGACCGCGGACGCGTGGAACAAGGCGGTGGCGGACGCCCGGGCGGTGCTTGAGGGGGCGAAATGACGACGGCGGACGTGTTCGCCGGCCGCCGCGACTGGGCGGTCGACTGCGATGACTCGCTGCGGTGGGCGAAGACGCTGCCGAAAAAGGCGGTCCGCTGCATCGTCACGAGCCCGCCGTACTTCGCCCTGCGTGACTACGGCACCGGTGCGTGGGAGGGCGGCGACCCGGCGTGCGATCACGCCGGTCCGAAAAGACAACCCAGAGCGGGTAGACCGCCCGCCGGTCTGACCGGCGGGCGGTCTACCGTGGATGCACAGGACGCAGGCGTGGCCGCCCGAGGTCGGTCCGCCTGCAAATGCGGGGCGGTCCGCGTCGACGCACAGCTCGGCCTGGAGGCGTCCCCGACCGAGTACGTCGACACCCAGGTCCTACTGTTCCGCCGGCTCCGCGAGGCGTTGACGGACGACGGGACGCTCTGGCTCAACCTCGGGGACAGTTACAACGCCTACAACGGCGGGGCGGGGCCGTCGTCCTCCGAGTTCGAGGGGCGGCGGGACGCGGCCCGGCCGAAGCTCCAGCGCGGCCACGGCCTCCTATGTAAGGCGCTCAAGCCGAAGGACCTGGTCGGCGTCCCGTGGTGGGTGGCGTTCGCGCTCCAGGCGGACGGCTGGTTCCTCCGCGCCGCGATGCCCTGGATCAAGCGAAACCCGATGCCGGACTCCGCCGCAGACCGCCCCACCACCTCGATCGAGTACGTCTTCCTGCTGGCGAAGTCCGCACGGTACTACTACGACGCGGCCGCCGTCCGGTCGCCCGCGACGGGCGGGTCCGGCGGGGCGTGCGTCGGGAAGGTGGACCGGGGCGGACCGGGCGCCCGCCGCATGACGGACGAGGAGAACGACAAGATCCGCGGCGACGACCGGCTGTTCCGGTCGTCCGACCCCTTCTTCGCGTCCTGGCAGGGGCTCTACACCGAAGGCGACGACCCGCTGGCGTTCGTCGTCAACACCGAGCCGTACAAGGGAGCCCACTTCGCCGTGATGCCCCAGCGGCTCGTCCGCCCGTGCGTCCTGGCCGGGTCCGCGAGGGGCGACGTCGTCCTCGACCCGTTCACCGGCAGCGGGACGGTCCTGCGGGTCGCCCGGACGCTCGGCCGGCGGGCGGTCGGGTGCGAACTGAACCCCGCGTACCACGAACTGATCCGGTCCCGGGTCGGGTCCGCCCACCCGGGACTAATCTAACCCTTGGGAGAATCATGGCGCAACTCAACCTGACCGAATGCTTGTGGCGGATGCTGCGGCGGGCGATGATCCACACCGGCGGGAGCACCCGCCGGACGTTCCGGCTGGAGCACGTCCGGAACATGACGCGGAAGGACCAGGAGCACCTCCGCACGCTGGTCGACCTCGGGATGGTGGTGCGGGTCGCCCCCGACGACAGCTCGGTCGCCTACCGGCTGACCCAAAAGGGCGTCGACGCCAGCGACCTCGGCCAGTACGAGTTCACCCCGACCCCGCGGACGTTCCTCCCGGCGTCCGCCTGACCCGCCCGCTTCCTCGAACCGGAGCCCCCGTTGATCCCGAACGTCCACCACTACCTCATTCACTGCACCGAGCTCCCCGACCGGCTGGCCGCGACCGCGGCCCACCTGGCCGAGCGGGGGGTCCGGTACACGCCGGTCCGGTCCGTCCACGGCCGCACGTGGGGGATCGAGACGACTCGCGAGTACGAGCCGGGGCACCGCATCTCGCCCGGCCACGTCGGGCTGCTGCTCGGCCACTGGATCGGCTGGCAGATGGCCGCGCAGCAGCGGCCCGCCGACGACGTCTCGATCTTCCTGGAGGACGACGTCGTCCTCCATCCGCAGTACTGGCAGCGGCTCGAAGCGACGCTGCTGGAGTTGGACCAGCTCAACCCCGACTGGGACCTTGTCCTGCTCGGGTTGGCTGAGCAGGACGGCCCGAAGGTCTGGAACAAGATCACCGAGCGGATCGGACCGGCCACGTCGACGATCTGCCGCCTGGACTGGCCCTGGGGCACGCACGCGTACATGGTCCGGCCCCGGGCGCTTCCGATCCTGCTCGACCGGATGGCGGTGGCGGAGCGGAACGCCGACCAGCAGCTGTACCTCCGGGTGCTCAAGCCGGGGCTGCTCAACTGGTGCGCCGTCGTCCCGTCCCTGGCCGGCCAGCGGACATACGACCACGCCGGCACCGGCCGGCCGGAGTGGGGGCCGTCGACGCTCGCCCCCGAGGACGTCCCGGCCGCCCCGCCCCCGCCCGCGGAGTACCAGCCGCCGACGACCGAGCATCTGGTGGCGACGCTGGCGCACATCGACCCGTTCCCCTGCATCTACCGCGGCGAGGCGCTCGACGCCTCGGGCACGTCGCTGAAGACGAAGAAGTCGGTCGTCGTCAGCGAGTGCGCCCGCCTCGGCCGGCCCTGCCACAGCCGGCCGGAGACGCAGACGGGCGTCGTCGCCACCGACGCCGGGGACGCCGTCGGCTGCGAGGGGTGCTCCCTCCGCACGTCGATGTCCGTCCCGCTCCGCCCCCGCCCCCGCCTGCCCCTCCCCGAGGGGCACTTCAACCCGTCGGTCGTCATGTGGATGGGCCGGCTGCTCCTCGCCACCCGGGACAGCTGGGGGCACTCGCGGGTCGCGCTCTGGTGGCTGGACAACGTCAAGGCGGACTGGACCGGCGAGTGGCGGGTGGTGCCGATCGGCAGCTACAAGTCGGACCACCCGCAAGCCCCGCGGCTGGAGGACCCGCGGCTGTTCGTCGCGCCCGACCCCGAGGTCGGCCGAGATCGGGTTCACTGCATGTTCAACCTGCCCGACGGCTACCCGCCGAAGCGGGTCCAGGTCGGCTACTGCCGGTTCGACGGCAACCTGACGGGGATCGAGTACACCGAGGTGTTTTCGAGCCCCGCCGGCAACGCCTACGAGAAGAACTGGGTCCCCTTCTTCGACCGCGAGTACAACGAGGTCCGCTGGGTGTACGAGTCGAAGCCGAAGCACACGGTGCTCGGCCGATCGGCCTGGTCGACGCCGAACCCGCTCCCCTGGAGCGGCGGGGCGCTCCGCGGCGGGTGCGCTCCGGTGCTCGTCCGGAAGCCGGACGGGAAGGAGACGTACTACCACTTCTTCCACGGCTGCCTGAAGCGGGCGCAGGGGAGCGTCTACACCGTCGGCTGCCTGGAGTTCGAGGCCAGCCCGCCGTTCAAGGTGATCCGGCAGACGCCGGTCCCGCTCATCTGGCCGGAGCTGCCGGCGGTCGACGAGAGCGTGGTGAAGTCGTACGTGGTCTGGCCGGGCGGGGCGGTGTTCCACGCCGGGGCCTGGCACCTCGCCCTCGGGATCGACGACTGCCACGTCCGCATGGCGCGGATTCCCTACGATGAAGTCGAGTCGTCCTTGCGGGACGTGCCCGAGGACTCCCCTTCCGTGTCGATCCGGGACACGCCCCTCGCCCGGGGCGTGTCCGCGGCCGACGTCCCTCAGTAGGGTTGCCATGACCGCCGAACAGCAGCTGATCGAGAACTGCCGGGCCATCGTCCGCCGGCTCGCGGACCGGCAGAACAGCGACTCCACGTTGAAGCAGGGGGAGGCGACCTTCATCGTCTCCACCTGCCTCTCGGCCGCGAACATCCTCGAAACCGAGCTCCGGCGGCAGGGCGTCCCGCCGCCCGCCAACCCCCCGGCGGTCCCGCAGACCGCCGGCTGACGACCCGCGGCCTCGGCCGCCCTACCCAGGACCGATCGCATGAACCTGAACCAGCCCCCCGACCTGACGAACCCCGCCGTGGTGGCGGAGCAGTGCGAGATGCTCTCCGGCGCGATGCGCCAGCAGCGCATGGCGGCGACCGCGGGGACCGCGATGAGCGGCCACCCCTACCCCGAGCAGATGTTCGACCGCGCGGAGCGGGTGTTCGCCGCGGCCGCCCAGATGCTCCACGTCGCCGCCAGCCGCCCCGTCGTCGTGTCCCAGCCGCCCGCCGAGGAGGCGGAGCCCGCCCCGCTGCCCCGCCCCGCCCCGCCGACCCAGGAAGTGATCGGCGGCCGGCGTCGGTAAACGCACGCAGACGGAACGACGACACGCCCGGGGAAAACCCCGGGCGTGTCTGTTTTCGGGCGTCCTGGGGGCGATTTCAGCGGCTCCGGGGGTTCCTGACGACGACCTCGCCGCCGTCCGGCAGGGCGACGGACAGCATCCCGTCGCGGCGGACGTGGAACCGCAGCTCGACCAGGGCGTCG